GGCATATTGCCGCTGCTGTGCAGACGTCTGCACGGGCGGCTTGTTGCGAACCGTCTCCGGACCATGCTCGGCCCGCCACGCGTTCAGGATCACGCTGCCCGGTTGCCGGACGCGCTCGGCGTTGTACCAATGCTTGCTCATGAGAACCTCACCGCCACCCGCTTGGAATTCCCGAGGCCGTTCGCCGCCGCCTGCGCCCGCTTCTCGCGGGCGACGATCCGAAGGCACCGCTGCTCGATTTGAACAAGTGCCGCCATCAGCTCCTTCTTGAGAGAGCGGGTCCCGATGGTGTACTCGACGGTCGCGCCGTTGCCGAGGCGCGCCGAGATCTCGGCACGGACCGCCGCGAGATCCTGCTCGGCCTGACTGCGCCCATCGAAGGTGGTGGCCACGGCGAGGGCCGCGAGGTTGGGCAGCACCTTGAGCGTGCCGAAGCCGGCCGTTACCCGGTTGCCGCCCTTCGTTGCGTAGGCCTGCCATGTCCAGACGAGCGGCGCGGCGCCAGTATTGAGCCCCGCAGTCTGGGCGCCGGTCAGCGCCAGCGCCCAGCCGGTGCCCTGCCCTGTTGCCGCGACGTCAAACCCGCCCGAGGTCTGAGGCCCCCGAAAGCTGAACGCCATCGCCCACCCGCCCGAGCTGGTGAGCAGGGAGCCGGAGGGGTCGGAGAATGCGCTCTCCACCCAGTTGGCCGAGTCGCCCGCCGTGATGATGGTCGGAATTTTCATGAGTCCTTACCAGTTGCTTGCGAATCCACCGCCACCGCGCCGCGCTGCCGGCTTGGCCTTGCGCTTCTGCACGACAGGCCGGCGTGCCGGCGCGACCGGCGGGGGATCTTCGGACGTTAAAAAACCCGCTTCGTCTTGCGACTCGGCGGGCTCGGCTTGCTGCACTACGACCGGGGCCGGGACTGCTACCGGAGGCGGGTCTGCCTTCGGTGCCGGCGGCGCGGGCGGCGCCTCGTCCTGATCGTCCTCGTCATCGTCCGATGGCGGTGGAGGATCGTCCGGCTCGGCAATCAGGCTGCGCTGCCGGAGACGGGCCTCGATGGCATCCCAGTGCGCGGGCTGCATCAAGTTGGTTTTGAGCCGGCGCGCGGCGTGCAGGGCATACACCTCGCAGTCGAGCGCCTCGTTTCTGACCCCGGCTTTCTTCTGCCAGGTCTTGCGGTTGCGGGTCCGGCTCGGGGCCTTCACCTCGGACGTGAGCTGCTCCCAGTAGTCAGCCCGCACCCCGGCGTACCAATGCAGGCACCCCGGCCCGGACTGGATGATCTTCAGGCGGGTGTCGAGGATCAGATCCTTTGCCCGCGCAGTGCCGACGATGTACGTCTCCAGCCCCTTCTTCGCCATCTTCCCGGCCTTACCCGGATCGACCTTGCGCGGCGTCGCGAAGATCTCGCGCTTATCGTCGGTCTGCTCCGAGGCGCCCTTGATCGCCATGAAGCGGTGCGCCTTCCGGCGGCGAACATAGGCATGAACGATCTCGGTCCGATTGCCGTCCGAGCCATCGATGGACACCGCCGAGATCCGCAGGGCGGACCCCGAGGCGTGGCGGAAGTCGCGCATCAGCAGCGCGTCGAGATCCAGCCAAGCGCCGGCACCCGGATCGAGCGTCGAGCCGAAGATCTCGCCCCAGAACACGAGCCAGGACTCCTCCCCTCGACCCCACGCGCGGATCACTACGGCAAGGCGGTCGTGCTGCACGTCCACACCGGACGTGAGCAGGAGGCCGCCCGCCGGCACCTCCAGTTCGCCGTACCCTTCGGCCCGCAGCTTGAGTTCATCCCCTTCCGGCACGTCGGACTTGTAGGCATACGGCAAGCCCTCGGTGTTATTCCGAAAGCTGCGCATCTTCGTATCGTCCCCGAGCGCCATCGCATGAACGGCGGTCAGGAACTTCTTGAGCAGCTCGGACAGGACCGACCCGGGGAACGGGCTGTAAAGCTCATTGATGTAGAAGCCCGCCGCGCCGGTGAAGGGTGCCGTGGCCTGCCAGTGGGCCTTACGCACCGCGCGGTTCTTCTCGGCATCCGTCCAGAGCGCCCCGCAGTGCGGGCACCCGTAGCGGGCCGAGCCGAAATCTACCTGCCCGAACACCTCGTGCGCCGGGCCTGAGTGGTTTGTCCACCGGACGTTCTCCCACATCAGCACCTGATGTTCGCCGCAATGCGGACACGGCACCCAGAACTTCCGCTGGTCACTCGCGAGATAGGACGCCCAGATCCGGCTGACACCGTCGATTGTCGGGGTCCCGCCGAAAATGATCTTCCGGCGCGGAAAGGTCTTTGTGCGCTCCTTCAGCAGCGTGATCGTGTCGCCCTGCTCCCTGACGTTCTCGTTACAGTCGTCCGGCTCCTCGACCCCCACGACCGGAGCCGGCGTCGATTTGACCGACGCCGGGGAGTTGGACCCGACGAACTTCAGGAAGCCACCGGGGAAATCCTTGAACTCCCACCGGGACTGCTTCTTTAGCGGGAGCTTGTCGTGCAGCGCCGTGGTGGCTTCGACCATCGGCTCGAACTTCTCGGCATTGAACTCCTGCGCCGACTTCTCCTTCGAGAACATGATGATCATCGGGCACGGATCGACGTCGATCCGGCGGCCGATGTAGTTGAGCAAGACGCCATCCGTCCACGCGACCTGCGCCGACTTCGCGCACACCAGCTCGATCACGGCAGGATCATCGAGCGCCTCATGAATGCCGGCGATCCACGGCGTCAAGTCCGGGTTGTAGTCACCCGGTAGCGCGCTCCCCTTCGCCGACAACTTGCGCCGCTCCCGTGACCACGCCGTCGTGCCCATCTGCACGGGCGGCTCCAGCTGGTCCGTCAGGCGACGGAGCAAAGCCACCACGCTCGGCATCGTATCGAGCGAGCTGACGGAGGGCGGAACGTGTGTGGTCATTGAGGATGGAGAGGTCCAGCTCGATACCGTAGAGGGCATCGACCTCGGCCTTCAGCTTGTCGTCACGAGACAGCAGCGCGGTCCGGAACGCCCCGATCATTCGGGATAGCTCCGGCTCCAGCTGCTCCAGATTCACCACCTGCCCCCGCTTCTCGGCGAGGGTCAGCAGCTTGAGTTCGCGATCCACGCGCTCGGTCATGGCGCGCTCGTAGGTGAGATCGACACCGTCTGAGGACGTGTGGCCAGCAGCCACCGAGCGCAGGTGCTTGAGGTACGCGAGCCGGATCTCGTCCATGCTCGCCGCCTTCCAATCGAGCCCGAGCACACCGAGGTGCCGGCTTACCGCCCCCTGATCCATACCCAGGTGCGCCGCAATCTCCTGCTGAGTTGGCATTCCGCCTCCTGCCTGCCTATGTTTATGACCCCCCTAGCACACAGAAACCTAGCCAGAATCGGCGGTCTTCGCGCCCGCTGCGGTTAGAGATCAGGAGGGACCCGGGAATTTTTGGAGGGCGTGACCGAGGTCAGCGCCGCCGCCCGAGCTTCGCAAGGAACGCGAACTCTCGATCAAGGATCGCGGGGAAGGCCTGATCCACGAACCGCTCGAAGGCGTCGGCCACCTCCTTGTTCGCCATGGCGTCAGGGATGGCAGGGCCGAACAGCTCACGGATGCCGAGGGAGTGCCAGCTCGCCTTACCTCGCGTCCTCATCTTCTTGTGCCGCGCGTTCTCTTCCCGAACGAACACACCCCGGTGACCGCTGGGCATGGTGACAATGAACGCACCGGGGATCAGCTTCCGACCGTTCAACACGGAAACGCTCACGCCCTTGGAGGTCTGCCGTGCGCTGTACTCGATCAGCGGGATCGGACGCCCTTGGGCGATCACCGCCGCCCGAAGGTTGGCAGAGGACGCACGCTGTACCTTGATACCCTTCTTGATCGCCCCGATTTTCAGCTTATAGCCGACGTCCCGGATCTGCCGAGAGGCGGCCACCTTCGCCTGATCGGCCACCTCGTTGAGCGCCCGCCCCGTGACCCGGTCGCGCATCGCCCGCGAGGCCTCGGCAAACAGCTCGGCCACTTCGCCCGCATTGGTTCGCACACCTACCTGATTCAGCATTTCGACCCCAAAAAGCAAAAGGCCCACCAGCGGGAGCTGACGGGCCTGAGACGCAAAAACCGGATTTTTGCAGATTGTTGCCTAAAGTGACCGGATCGGTCAACAGCCAGCCGCGATATCGTTCATGTGCCCCATCAGCCGATTCCCGGCCGCGGTCAGCCGCTCGGGGACGCGCTGCCGGTGCCACCCCAGCCGCGCGGCGATCTCCTTCGTGCTCCCCCGGACGACATACACCTCGCGGATCAGCGTCTGATCGACCTCGTTCAGCCTCGCCACCGCCTGATGCGTGAATTCGCAATCATCGGCGCCGGAGCCGATCCCCATCGGCGGTTTCGACCCGTAGGGACTCACCCCGGCCGGCGCATCCCGGAACATCGACGAGTACGTCGGCCAGCCCACACCACCATCGCGGCCACGCACAACCCACTTGCCCCAAGCCATCAACATTGTATTGACCCACGGAATCACAGCACTCCCCTTTCCACTTTTATCGCCAGCTCGCGCCAAGTTTTGCACCACGCCCTGATCCTCTCGCCCTGCGGCCTCGGGTCAATGGCGGGATTTACACTAATTTCACCTTGCATATCCTTACTGATTATCCCTTTCCACTCCGCCACTTCCGCCCGGGTATGAACACCCTTGCGAACCCATACGGTCGTCACCCGCTCGAAATCCTCAACAAACTGCCGCACCTCTGCCGAGTACGCGGCCGGGATCTGCATCCTGGTCAAAACTCAATCTCCACAATGCCCGGCACCAGCTCGGCCTGCAGCTGCCGCACGGTTGGCCGGTACGACGGTGCAGACGTCTGCAACAAGGCCCGCCGGTAGCCATCCAGCCGCCGTAAGCGAGCACCAAGCCCTTCACCCGGCACAATCGCGCCCTGCTTGGCCAGCCACGCCTGAGCCTCGACGGTCTTGGCTGCAGCCGCCGCCTCACAACGCGCCAGGGACAGCTCCTTCGCTTCCCGCCGTAGCCGC